AAATATTAATTTATTCAATTTTTCTTTACGATACCCTTTACCCTAATGAAAAATTTTAATTTTTTATTACCCTAATGAAAAATTTTAATTTTTTATTACCCTAATGAAAAATTTTAATTTTTTATTACCATTCCGGCATATTAGTAAATATATCCAAATCTGGATGAGAAGCTTTTAATTCAGAAGCTTCAACTGGAGGTAAAACTTGTGGTAAACTTTGCATATTAACTTCACTAGGTTTTATAAACTTATCAGCATGTGTACCTTCTTCGGTAGTAATAAAAACGGATAATATTCTTTCATTATCCCAAAATATTATTAAAGCAACTATTGCAGAAACTAACAAAGGTAACTTAATTTTTTCGTATAAATTTACTCTTTCTTTACATCTTTTTATATCATCGACTTGTTGAAACCAATATACCAAAACAAAAGTTATACAAATAATTAAGAAATCATTTAATTTTGATTCAAATAATGCCATTATTATATATAAGAAAAAATTATATTATTTTCTAATATAAATTAATAAAATGATGATTAATAATTTAAACATTGAACGCATTATTAAATATATTCTTTTAGGATTAGTAGTACTCATTGCAACTAAATATATTCCAAATAATAGTTTACCAAATAAAGAAATAATTATGATAGCTGCTACTTCAGCTATTGCTTTTGCTATTTTAGATATGATATCTCCTTCTGTAAAAGTGGTTAACAATTCTACGCAAGAAAATTAAAAGTTTAAATAATTATTAAAGAATTTTCGTTTGCTTTTACTTGAATCATTAACAACGGAAGCATTCTTTATTTCTGCACCATTTTGTGCATTGTTTGAAAAAATTTCTTGATATTCTTTTTCATTTGTCTCTGGACGATATGACAAAGAAGTATTCAAATCTGTTTCTCCTAAATTCTTTTCTAATAAATTTTTTATTTTATCATCTATAGTTTGAGCTTCATGCTTATTTTCTTGTTTTAAATTTTTGAATGAATTCCTTTTAATAGGAGTTTCATCTGTAGAATTCTTTCTTTTAGGTGACATGTAAGATGATGTAGCATCAGTATCTTTATTTATAATTTCTAATATTTTAGCTTCCAAGTCATTACCTCCTGTTTGTGGAACGGATTTAGAAGGCATTTTTGATTCTATATTATCTTGTTTAATAAGTTCATTAATAATAGGTTCTATATTAGGTTCAATATAATCAAGTTTCTTCATTTCAGGCATAATTATTTGAGATTTAATTACTTCAGGTTTATTTATTTCAGGTGTAATTATTTGAGGTTCAAATTCTTTTCTAATAAATTTTTGTATATTTTTTTCATCAGCTTCAGTAACATTTTTTTCAAATTGGTCATTTTGTAAATTAGTTTCTAATTTTTCACCTAAATATAATTCTAAAATTTCTTTAACTGGAAGTAGTTTACGAATTCCTTCTTTAATAGCATCTTTAATTAAGTGAATAGTATCTCTTTGATTTCTTTTTAATTCTAATGCTGGATAAGTATGATACATTAAATATGGATTATTCCATAATTCTCTGGCGCATTCTATATAAACTTTATGTATAAAATCTGTAATTTTAATAGTTTCATAAAATTTTGGATCTATTTTAGTTTGAGATTTTAAACATTCAGGATTGTATGTTAAAACTATTATATTTGATTTAACAGTTGCTTTAATTAAATCTGGTAACCAATTATAACTTTTTGAACTATTCATAATTCTATCAGTTTCTTCTTTTATCATTTCATCAGACCATTTTGGTATTCTTTTTAAAAAAGATTGAAATACTTTTAAAACATTATTTGAATCATTAGAAGCTTTCATTGATTCTGTATATATTGATTGAATTCCTTCAAAAATTAAAGGAGTTAAAATATTCACTAATTGTGTTGTATATTCTATTTTTGTTTCTACAAAAAAATTTATCATATTAAGATAAGATAGATTTTTTTTTCATTGTTGTAAACTAAACTTAATTAAATTAAATTAAACTAAAGTTAATTTAATATGATTATTTTTTTATTATTCTCCATATCTTGAGTTTCCATATCTTTTAGTTAAATTATCTTTATCTGCTTGGGTCATACATAAACATCCTCCATTTACATCAGAACCTAAAGAACACGAAAAATTATTAGGAATATATTTTTTTAATTCTTCTTTATCAATATCATTTTCTAATAATTCAGGAGGATAAGGCCATCCAGTATTTTTACAACAAGAACGCGAGCATTTATTATTAAATAAAAATTTAGGGTCTCCATTTAATACATTATCAAGTTGTGCTTCAAAATTTTCTTTATCTTTTATTTGACAAGTTTCTATAAAAGGCATAATAAAAATAAAGAAAACTACAGCAATAATTATTGAATAAATAAAAATACTATTATCTTGACTATTACCACCAAATAAATTCATATATTATAAATTAGATATTTTTTATTATAATCTTTTAAATTAATTTAATTAAAAATGAATAGGTTTTATAATTTTTTGAACATCACTATCAACAATTAAAGTTGAATAATATAAATGAGGTAAAAAATCAAACATTTGAATTTCTTTCATATTTTTAGTGTAAATGTGATCTATTGCAATTAATTTTACATTATTTTCTATAGCCCCTTTAATATTATTTAAAATTTTATTACAAGAAGATTTTTTTACTATATATGAAAAAGTACCTCTATCATAATTGTATCTGTCTATATTACTAAAATTATTTTGTCTAAAAAAAAGATTATCATCAGTTGTACTCATAAATAATTTATGTTTGATATTAAAATTTTTAGAATTCCTTCCACCAATATAAATAAAATCAACATTTATATTTTCTATTTTAATATTTTTAAGTATTTCATAATTTTTTTCAAAATTTTCGCAATATTCAAAATCATCTTCATATATTGTAACATATTCATCTTCATTTATATTTTCATTTTTAATAATCTCTTGTAAAGTTATTACATGAGAAAGCAAACATCCTAATTCTCCAGGTTTCATAAAACTTATGTTATTTTTTTTAAATAATTTAAATAAATTTAAAACAAAATTATTTGTTGATAATCTTATTAATTCTTTTTGATAAAATAATGCATCAAAAGCTTCTATTCTAATAAAATCCTCTTTTTCTAAACTGGTTCCTTTTATTTTATTCAAAAAATTATCCCACCTATCTTTTCTTCTATTTAAATTTATAACATAGTTATATTTTTTTTTAAAAGATAAAATATTTTTAGACTCAATATTATTTCCTTTAATTTCTGGTTTTGATTTAGTTTCTTGTTTTAAATTGGTTATCAATAATTTTAAAGACATTAATTAAATAAAGATAGATATTTTCTAATTACTTTTAATGAATTTATTGAAAAAAATAACGCAAAATTCAAAAAATAAATTTAAGCTAATTCAAAAAAAAATAAATATTAAAAAAAATTACACAATTGACTTTGAACCAGTTAACAAAGAAATGAAAATAATGTTTAAAGAAAAAGGTCAAATTAAAGTAATAGGTGAATTTCATTTTTTTGGTACTTTTAATACCCAAACTAAAATTTGGACATGGGCAAATATCATTCCAAATTTAAGTTTAAAAATTATTAAGTATATTGAAGAATTAAGATTAAAAGCTTATCTATTTGAAAAAAATATTAATAGTAGTGAAGTATTAATGTTTTTTTATCAATGTTTAACTAATGATTCAATGTATATTCCTGAACAAAAATATTTAGGTTTGATAATTGATTTATTATTATATTTATCTGAAGATATGTATATTTTTGAAAGACCTAATAATAGCAATGAAATTGAAATAATAGGCTTAACTAAAATACAAGAGTTAATAAATTAACTTTTAAAATCCAAATTTATATTATGAGTTTTACTTATTTTCTTTTTATCCTTACTTGATAAAGTGCAAAAATCTTGAGTTTTATCAATCTTTAAAAATAATTCTAATTCTTTTACAGTAATATCCTTTTTATAACTTTGTAATATTTCAATTAATTTACCCTCTTCTTTATTTTTTATAAAATTATTTGCTAATTGATTAATAAAAATAATTTCATCTATGGATTTATTAGGTATAATTTTTGACAAATTAATTATATTTTTTCTATTTATATTTTTTAAAGATGTCTTATTTAAATCTGAACTAAATTTCATTTTGTCAGCTTTCAAATAATAATTTGAATCATATTTATTTATCCAGAAAGAGGTGTTTAAACAAGTATAAAATCCATGAATATTTTGTAAATACCAGTTTTGATCTGTATAAATACTTGTTTCTATATTATCTCCTCTTGATATTGAATCAGAAGTTTTTACTAAACAATATATTACTTTTTTCCATGGTTGTTTAGATTGATTTAAAATTTTTTTAATATAATGTTCGTGTATCATTAATGGTAATAATACTTTTTCTGATTCATATAATTTAAATATTGATTCATAATCTAAATATGAATTTAATAAAATTTCTGTAGCTTCATATAATCCAACATCTATATTTTTTTTTCTAGATTTATCAATAAAATTATTTAATTGAGAAATTTCTTTTATTTCTTTATAATGAAAAGATAATTCTTGTAATATATTTATTAATCTTCTAATATCAAATTGAGAAAAATCAATTATACTGTCGTAAATTTCTTCTTTGTCATTTATTATAAAACTTTCTTCTTTTGATATATTTTTAATTAATAATTTTATTTCAATAGAAGAAGGTGAATAAAATCTAATTTCTTCACAATGTTTTTTTAAATCATTCAAAAGTTTAGAATGTTGGTTATTTGAAATAAATATTAAAGGAAATGAATTGGTTTTATTATTTTGTTTATAAATATCCATGATATATTTTTTTTCAGAAGTAAGAGAAATATTTTCTGTTTCATCAAAAATTAATGCTATTTTATTATTTTTATCTTTATAAAAATTTAATTTAGATAATATAGAATTTTCCTGATTATAGTATTCACCAAAATCATCTAAATTTCTAAAATCTTTAATTTCACTAGGATTTACTATTCTTACTATGTATCCCGCATCCTCAAGTATTAGTTTTACAGTTAAAGTTTTACCAATACCATGATTTCCGCTTACAATAATAGCATTATTTTTAGATTTTTGTTTTAAGCTTGTTATCCAATCTTTTATTTTTTTTATTTGTAATTTATGACCTACTATTTGTTCAAGACTAGTAGGACGATATTTATTTACCCACAAGGTATCCATTAATAAAATACCAAATTTTTGTCTAAATAACTTTAAAAAAGTTTAAAAATATTTAATTTTATAAAATAATTTCTATTATAGTATATATACTAAATGGACTATAATAGAAATGAATCTAGAAAAAGCTCTTCAGTTGACGATGAAGTACAAAAACTTCTTCGTAGAGGAAACAAAGTATCATCTCAAGACTTTATGAGATTAAGATCTATGTACAAAGATGAAGAAATTGTAAACAAACTCCAAAATGCTTATATCGAAAAGCAAGGTAACATTGTAAAGAAAGCCAAGAAATTTGCTCAACTCATTCGTGAAAAATACAGTGAATCTCAAACTCCTTTTCATTTACTCTTAGAAAAGGCTTACAAATACAAGACCAAATACGGTTTAACCGACGACGAATTTGCTGAATTCCAAAGAATCTATGAACAAGAATTAGTTGGCTTAAAAAGTGTAGAAGTATTACAACCTGCCACTAATTTAATGAAAGTATTAGGTGGTGTAACTTTAGATTACCATGGTTTTGCCAATAAGCTTAATGATGTTGACATGAAATATTTACAAGAATTAATGAAACTCCATGCCTCTTCCAGAGCTTTACACGCCCAAGTTTTACTTCAATCCCTTCAATACACCGATTGTGATTATGAAGCTTTAACCGGAAGATACAATAGAGATTTACACAGAGTTGGCGAACACATCCACCCTGTAGTAGCTGCTCTTTTCTTACCTAAATTCCCCGTAGTAGAAAGCCACTTTTTATTTTCTAACATTGCCGGTATTGTAAAAGCTAGATACAATGGTGAAGCCTTAGAATCTCGCCCTGATTACGAATTATTCTATGCTTTAACTACTGATCCTAATGATGTAGTATGTGATTCTAAATCTACCATGTTAGATTTATTAAACAGAGCTCAACTCCAAACTCAACTCTGGAACAATGTTTTACACTTAAGAAACGGTCAATACTACAATGCTTCTTTCAAGGATTTAGTAACTGCTGTTGACATGTGCAGACTCAATAAACAAGATACACCCGACTTAGTATACGGACGCTACGATGGTGTAATTGTCAAGAGATTACTTTCTGCCTTTTCTTTCAGACCTACTGTAGTAGCCACTACTCCCCTCTTAATGAACCCTGTTTCATTCAATCCTTATGCATTTAATGTAAAACCCCAAGTAACATCTGTTCCTATGATTAACATGAGATTACCTCCCGTTTCTAGCAACAACTCTGGTCCTGTAGACTTAAACTCTGCCTTAGAACAATCCCAATTCTTCTTAGAAGGCGGTGCTATAGTACCCAAAAACACTTCTTTAATCTGGTCTCGTGGTGTATTGATTTTCTATGTTGACCGCAGAGCTACTAACATCCAATTCAACAATCAATTACAAGCATTCTCTATGTCTCAATTACCTAACCCCATTGCTGGCTTTGAAAAATTAAACACTCGCCAAATTAACTACGATAATACTATCCCTATCAGAGATGAAAAATATGAATTAAGAT